TTATTTATATATTATATATTAAACTTAATTTTAAATATCTATTATAAAATTCTTCTATACTTTCATTATATTTTAATTCTAAACCAAAATCTTTAAAACTTATATTATATATAAACTTTTCTCTTTCTATTTGTTTTTTACTTCCATAATAGTTATTATCTTTTAATAACTTTAATTCATTTATTAAGAATTTATTCATTTTATTATATTTTATTTTATTATTATTTATATTTTATTTACAATTATATTATCACTTTTTTATATACTTTGTAACGTATTTTTATTATTATTTTAAATATTATTTAAAGTAGAATTTTTTATATATTTTTTATTTATAAATGTTAAACCTTTTAAATTAAATTCTATAACATTTTCAATTTCTAATTTATCTTTTAATTTTATATTTTGTAAATCATTTATATTAAAACCAAAGTATATATTATTTTTAAATTTTAGTTTTTTAACTTTTAATATTTTAGAAATATAGTGATTAGTTTTTAAGTTTTTTAAATTTGACATTTTTATATTTTTTTAAAGTTTATATTTATATTTTAATTACACTTATATTATCACATTTATATATAGTTTGTGACGTATATTATATATAATAATTAAATAATAAATACAAAAGTATACTTTTTGTAAAATTTATGTAATATATATTATAGTAATATAAATTATATAATAAAGTAATATAAATATTGTATATGTAATGATAAAATGTATTAAACATTGTTAATATAATAATTTACTCAATACATATATAGAACAATTACTATATTAGTGACAATATATAATTTATTTTGAGTATGTATTAATATGTATAGATATGTACTGACAATGTGATGATATAATGTACATAATACTGAGGATATGACAGTACACTGTGCATGTAATTGTATAACAGTGAGTTACGAACTGAGTATGTAGCAGTAATATTGAGTAATGTATGTAAATAATGCAATACATAGTGGCATAGGTTACTAATATGACTTTAAATTATAACATTTATTGCTAAATGTATAATGCAACACAAAGATTCTATTTATATTGACAAATAATTTAAATCAAATGTAATGAGCAAAGAATACACCCACATTAAAGCTAACGGTATCCGGAATGAACTTAAGGAGTTACGTAAAGCCGTGGACAAACTAACACATGCTATTATTGAAATACATATAGCGCAAACAACCAAACATGATACGGATCACGATAATGATGGTCACTCTAGCGGTAATGACAAGCTGTGCCAGTGCCAAAACGAATAAGTACAATAGATTTAAAGAACTAACTCAAGACATGCGCATAGCGACGCCCGTTGAGGCCCGCTTAGCTCAGACGCTGTACATTGAGATAATGCATAATTAGTATGCCCGATACATTTGTAAAGAACAACCTGTCCCTTGTGGTATCTTTCATCGTAGCTGTATTCACAGCAGGTGGCATCTTCTCTGAGTTTACCGCTCTAAAAGATGAAATATCACTGGTACACGAAAGACTTGACGAAAAGATAATAGTTATATCACGTCTTGAGGAACGCATCCTTAATATAGAAAAGCATGTAGAATACGAAAAAGGATTTCTAGATGCTTCGCAATTAACCAAAAAATGAATTAACCATGGCACCATTAAAAAGAGCGACACCCTTTATGAAAAAGGATCGCTGCTACTACAAGGTAAAACGCACGTATAAAGTATTCCCTTCCGCGTATGCTTCAGGTGCTATTGCAAAATGCAGAAAAAAAGCTGCTCGGGGATGAACATGCCTAGGAACGGAGTAGCAAAGGAAATTCGCCATTATATTGGTAGTTTATTTATTTTCTTATTTGTAATTGCAGTAATCGTCGCGCTTATACAATACCCTGTATTAGACGGCAACAAAGAAGTAGTTATGATGCTCATTGGTACTATATCTGCATCCATAGGGATAGTAGTATCCACAATCACTGGATCTAAACCAGATGACATCAACGCACTCAAGGCGGACATCGAAAGAAAGCAACTTTCAATCGACTACTTAATAAAATCAAAAGATGACCTAGAAAAAATGGTTATCGATCTCCAAAGAGAGATGTTAAAGAATCAAGATGACATTATGGATAAAGTTATCTTAAGGGCTGCTCTTGACTATGATGATAGGGCTAAAGCCAAAGAATTATTAAAAGAATAAAATGCCAGTAAGAAAAACGCAGAAAGGAGCAAATCTTAAACGTTGGTTTAAAGAAAAATGGACCGACGAAAAAGGTAATCCCTGTGGTTCTTCTAAACGTAGGGGTGTTAAAAAATGCAGGCCTTCTAAGCGTATATCTGGTAAAACAGTTAAAACCTGGGGTGAAATGTCCTCGTCTGAAAAACGCAAGGCAGTAGCCGAAAAGAAACGAGTGGGTATGGGTAAGCGCACATCTCAAATAAGAAGAAAGAAAACAAAACGTAAAAAGAAATAGTATGGACGCGCGAAAACTCAAAAAAATATCTGCGGAATTAAAGAAAGCATCTGCGATGCATAAAGGGCAAGCTATTAGAATAGATGCCATGTTAAAATCAATGAACACTAAAAAGAAGTAATCATGGGAATGAAAGGACCAAAAGCGTATCCTAACGCTATCAAAGCAATTTTAGGTAGAAAAGAAAAAGGTGTAAAAACTAGCCGCAAAGGTATGGGTACAACCCCATATAAAAGAATGAACGGAAAATACGATTATTAAGATGCTAGGAATTCCAATGTTAGGCATGGTGGCTGCTAAAACCGCCATTGCAAAAAAAATAGATAAGAATGCTAGGGGTGAAATGCAAGAAGCAGCTCCCGCTGTGCTTAAAGCTTTAGGGGGAATACCTAGGCTAAAAAATAAAGATAGATCAGATACCATGATGCCCACGCAATCTATGGAAGCTAGAGTAACGGGACACTTTCCCCCAACTACACGTATGTATAATAGCGCTCTTACAAAACCTATACCTAAGGATGCAGAAGGTTTACAAGAATTGCCGCCAGAGGTGCAAAAAAACATGGGATATACAAAAGATGAAAAAGGTATTCCACTTACACGTCACATGAAATTCTGTGGAGGTGGATCTAAACCTTATAAAAAGAAGTAATGCCTCAAAAATTAAGTCCTAAGGCCAGGAAAGCAAAATTAGCCCGTGACCTTAAAGTAGCTAAAACCCCTCGCCGTACAAGGATGAAAGCGGAGAACCAAAGAAAAAGAAGGGCTGCTATAAAAAAGGGTAAAATAATAGTAGGACTTGATTATGACCATACTGCTAAAAAATTTGTTTCTGTTAAAAAAAACAGAGGCGGCTATGGTAAAGGAACTAAGAAAAATAACACAAAATGAGTGAAACTTTTATGCACAAGCATGCAACTTGCACCTGCGGCATGAGTCCTCTTACTAGACGTAAATCTAATGCACCTTCAAGAAAGAAATCGTTAGGTTATTACGGCAAAGTAAAAAAGGGCAAAGGCTCTGGGAAATCAGCCGGTGGCGGTATGACCTCAAAAGGAGTTGCTAAATATAGAAGAGATAACCCGGGATCTAAATTAAAGACTGCGGTTACAACGCCTCCTTCTAAATTAAAAAGAGGTAGTAAAGCTTGGAAAAGAAGAAAATCTTTTTGTGCTAGATCTCGTAGCTGGAAATCCGAAAGGGGGAAAGCCGCAAGACGTAAATGGAACTGCTAAGATGGAAGTATTGATAGGCTTTATAGCCCTGTGGATAATCTTTCGCTTTATACAATAATATAACTTATATAAATTAAATCAAATCAAATGGCTGTACAATTTGGATCACCAAAGATTGTAAAAAATTTAAGCTTCGGTAAAGAGGCTAAAGATAAATTAATTCGTGGCATAGACAAACTGTCTGAGGCTGTAGCTACAACGCTAGGCGCTTCAGGTAGAACAGTTGTGCTTGAAGATGATTTTGGAAACCCACACGTAACCAAAGATGGGGTTACAGTTGCTAACTATATAAATCTAGATGACCCTATAGAAAACTTAGGTGTAAATATGCTACGGCAAGCATCTAGACAGACAGCAACAAAAGCAGGAGATGGTACAACAACATCTACCGTCCTTGCACAAAGTATTATTAAAAACTATTTTGAATTAAATGGAGATGAGCATTCTTTCCGTGACGTAAGAAACGGTATGGAGAAATTTGTAAAACATGTCGTGAATTTCCTAGACAAGAAAGCTTTGCCTGTAGATAATAAAAGATTGAACCAAGTGTCAACTATATCGTGTAACAATGACGAGTCACTTGGCAATTTTATTGCCCAGGCTTTTGAAGCGGCTGGCGACAACGGTGTCGTAACAATGGAGTCATCTCCAACTAATGAAACGTATATTGAAACTGTAGACGGAACGCATGTTAAGTCTATAAGTAAAAGTATACATTTTTATACCAATAAAGAGAAGGAAGTCTCGGAGTTAGAAAAGCCATTAATATTTTTATGCGCTTCTGAAATTAAAAGCATCCGACGAATTCAAACGCTATTGGAGTATGCGATTAAACAAAACAAATCGCTACTGCTCATTGCCCCGTGCGACAACCAGATCATTTCTGCTTTAGCAATGAATCACGTAAAGGGCAATATACGTTGCAATATTATCGATCCCCCGTCTTTCGGTTTAAAAAGAAAAGACATACTGGATGATATTGCCCTTCTTACGGGTGCTACTGTATTAGATGAAAATTTAGGAGATTCGCTTGACAATATCACCCCTGAAGTGCTTGGATCAGCCAAAAAGGCTATCATAGATACAGATGGTACTACTATAGCAATAGAAGAAACATCTGAAGAAGTAGACAAACGGGTCAAATACCTAGAAGAACAATTAGCAGACGAAAAACACCACGTAATGCGCCCGCACTTAGAAAGCAGGTTAGCGATATTAAACGGAGGTGTTTCTATAGTTTATGTAGGAGGCGATACCGAAGTAGAAGTTTCAGAAAAGAAAGATCGCGTTGATGATGCAATACACGCTGTTCGAGCTGCTAAAAAAGAAGGAATACTACCAGGAGGTGGTACTGCTCTTTTATTTGCAGGGGCAGCTGATTGGCAAGATACTTTAAATCAAGGCGAATACACTGGACTTCAAATATTAAAGGTGGCACTAGCTTCACCTTACATAAGAATACTTTCAAACGCAGGGTTTAAACCTGAAGATATAAAAGTTTCTAAATGGGGTAGAGGTGTAGACGTAACAAAAGGGGTTAATGTTGATATGATTAAAAAGGGTATAATAGATCCTTTACTTGTTACAAAATCAGCACTTGTTAACGCTGTTTCTGTTGCTACAACTATATTGTCAACCGATTGTGTAATTTCAAACATCAGAGATTATGAAGGCGATAGGTAAATATATAGTTATAGAAGAGTTAAAAGAAGACCTAAAAAAAACCGAAGGTGGGCTATTACTAGCGGAAAACCATAGGGAAGACATAAGATACCGGCAGGGTAAAGTGATTTCTACCGGTACAAACGTTAATGGCATAGATGAAAAAGATACTATTTGGTATGATCGTCATGCTGGTAATAACTTAGAAATAGATGATACTATTTTTAAAGTTATAGAAGAAAGAGATGTAATTATAGTTTTATAATGAATCGTTCAGATTTTGTAGAAAGAGGTGAATTAAAAGTTGATTTTCTTAAATACTACAGGCTTGTTTCAAGATGGGCTTGTAAAGAAAACGATATTTCTATTTCAGACCTTGAATTACTATTTTATTTAGATCCTATCAAATACTTTACAATACAAGATTTTAAAGACGGCACGTTTTATTACAGTTGGGATAAAATGCGTTTTTATAGACTACAGTCACAAGAGTGGTTAACTAAAGTTCATAAAGGTAATGGAAGACTTGGTGATCACAATAAATATACAGTTAGTTCTAAAGGGCAAAGATTAATAGCCCGTATATATAGAATTTTAGTGGGAAAAGAAAACTTACCTGAGTCAGCTCGTAGAAGTAAAATTATGCGAAAAGAAACTTATATAGATAAGGTATACGCTCAGGCAATAAATAAATTTAACAAAAGTAATTTAGATGGCTAGAATATCATCTTATGATCAAGATTCATCGCTGAACTCAGCAGATAAGTTATTAGGGACAGACTCCGCAACAGGCGCTACTAAAAACTTTACAATTCAGTCAGTGCTGGGTCTTGTAAATGACGGCGGGCTAGTACAAGCGTTTGACGGGTCTACCTTTCAATTTACAGATTATGTTGCACCGGGCTCATCGCCACAGGGCATATTAAATTTAAATGAAGGTACCGCGACAACCGCGGCTTTTAGCGCTATAAACCAAATTTTTATAAGTGTTAAAGATTCCTCAGGCTTGTCTTTAGCAGAGTATTTAGATAATACAGCTAATGATTTTATAAAAATTAGTAAAAAAGATAACCTAAATAACTTCGGTATATTTGAAGTTACTGCAATACAAAGTTCAGGTAGCGGGGAATATAGAACATTAACTGTTACACCAAGAGGTACTAATGGTAATTTAACTGTAGGAGAAAAATATTTTGTTGCAAACTATTCAGCACTTTATGATCAGGATTTTTCCGATGATTCTGTAACCGAATTTAGTGATGTAACAAACGCAGGATCTGGGCAAATTATAACTAGCGCAGAAAGAACAAACCTGTCTAACGCGCTTTTACATGCGGATGTCATAAATAATGTAACCTCTACGGCTGCAGATGTTCCTTTGTCAGCTGCTCAAGGGAAGGTATTAAAAGACTTAATAGATGGACTAACAGCTTTGTTAGATGTCGATGCCGCAGACAAACCCGCATTAGATACATTAAGAGAAGTTGTAAACTTCTGTCAGGCAAATGCAGCTACCTTGTCTTCTTTAGGTATTAGTAGCATACCTGGTTTACAAGCGGCACTTGATGCTAAAGAGAATTCTGTAGCAGGTAAAAGTTTATCGTCAGAAGATTTTACAAATGCTTTACTGCTTAAGCTAAATGGTATTGCGGCAGGAGCGGAGGTTAATGTAGCTCATGATTATAACACTTTATCGAATAAGCCAACTGATGTAACCGTACTTAGTGGTCATAATGTTACAGAACTAGGTGATATAACAAACGCCGGATCAGGCGCTATAATTACCAGTGCAGAGAGAACAAAGCTTACTAATATTGAAACAAGTGCCGACGTCACGGATACAACAAACGTGGTTGCGGCTTTATCAGCAGGTAGTAACATTACTATAAGCGGTCTTGGAGAAATTGCAGCAAATGACACAACTTATGATCTTACGGTGCATGACAGTGGCAACGATGCAATAATACGGTTGTCCGGAAGCGATTCAACAACTGATGATGTAACCCTTGTTGCGGGTACCAATATCACACTTACGCCTAGTTCAAGTAATTTAACAATAGGGTTATCCACTGCGGCTGTAGCAAACGGTAGTGCCAATCTAGTGACGGGAGATCACGTGTTTGATTATGCAGACCCTAAATTTGCAAGAAAAGATCAAGCGGAAGTATTTACTAATGACGTAACTGTACAGGGTAACTTACTTGTTTCAGGTACTACCACAACAGTCAACTCTACAGACCTTAATATCGGAGACGCTATTATAACTCTTAATAGTGATTTAGGAGGAGGTGTTTCGCCCACTGAAAACGCAGGAATTGAAATTAACAGAGGATCAGGAACAGATGTAGCTTTTAGATGGAATGAAACGTCTGACAAATGGGAATTTACAAATGATGGTTCAACATTTTATCAATTAGCAACAAGTATAGGTGATTTAGCCTCAGCTAAGCTAGAGCTAGATCAAGACTTAGTAATAAATTCTAAAATAGTAACGAAGCATAGTAATAGTGTAAAATCTATGACAACCACTGTCGTTACTAAAACAGCTGCTCACCCTGCACATGGGGTTGGGAGCACTTCTGGATACTCTATAGACGGTATAGAATCACCTGAATTAACTTTTGCTGCAGGTAATACTTACAAATTTGATCAGTCCGATTCAAGCAACTTAGGGCATCCATTAAAATTTTATAAAGACGAAGCAAGGAATAACCCTTATACAGCAGGAGTAACTACAAATGGAACACCTGGGCAAAGTGGTTCTTATACACAAATTATACCTACCGAACTTACGCCTAATGCTTTATACTACCAGTGCCAATATCATGGCAACATGGGTTGGAAAGCCGTGTTTAATACTTCAACATCTTCTGGTAACAAATACCATACTGTTACCGTAGGAAGTAAGACGGGAGGGGGCAATGCTTTCTACGTAGACGGAGGAGAAGCGCCTGTTCTTGTTATATCTGCAAACGATACATACAGGTTTGATGTAAGTGATAGTACAAACACCGGCCATGCATTCCAATTTAGTGAAAACATAGAAGGAGCAGGAACTGGAGCATACACGGCTAACACAAATGCAGTGGGAACTCCCGGTCAAGCTGGAGCGTACATTGACATAACTGGAGACTACGAATATTCATCATTATATTATTATTGCCCCAACCATACTGGAATGGGCAACAGAGCTAAGACAGATTCTAGCTCCTACTTAGGAGGGCTTACTTCAGATAAAATAGAGTTTGATCATGATTTAATTTTAGACTCTAAAATACTAACAAAACATAGTGATGCAGCAAAAACAATGGCTGTTACTGTTGTAACTAAAACTGCTGCTCATCCGGCTAACGGATCTGGAAGTTCATCAGGATATGCGATAGATGGTATTGAATCCCCTGAAATAACCTTTGCAGTGGGTAACACTTATAAATTTGACCAGTCAGACTCAACTAACGCAAATCATCCTCTATTGTTTTATTATGATGAGGCAAAAACAACAGCTTATACAGCGGGTGTAACTAACAATCACGGTTCAACTGCACCTGGAAATTCTGGCTCTTATACACAAATTATACCAACAGAGTCAACACCTACTACTTTATATTATCAGTGTTCAGCTCATTCTAATATGGGATGGAAAACTGTGTTCAATACAAGAAATTTAACCGGGTTTGATACAGATAATTTATCAGAAGGCTCCAGTAATCTTTATCATACAACCGCAAGAGTAAATTCTGCAATTGATAGTAGAGTTACAAACACATTTATAAACAATTTAAGTGGTGTTGTTGCAGATACTACAACTGCACTTGCAACCGCAAGAAATATTGGTGGAGTATCTTTTGATGGTACTGCTGATATAAATTTGCCGGGAGTTAATGCTAGCGGAACCCAAGATACTTCTGGAAACGCAGGCACCGCTACAACCCTAGCAACCTCAAGGAATATTCATGGTGTTGCATTTAACGGTTCTGCTGATATTGACTTATCTGAAGTAATTCAAGATACAGTCGGTGCAATGTTTAGTAGTAATACTGAAACAAATATAACTGCAACATATCAAGATTTAGATGGAACAATAGATCTTGTTGTTTCTGCATCTGGTATTGCAGATGTAGCAGCGGATTCAACCCCACAACTTGGTGGCAATTTAGATGTTAACGGCAACTCAATTGTTTCTGCATCAAATGGTAATATTTCCATTACACCAAATGGTTCTGGTAAAGTAATTCTTGATGGACTTTCACACCCGCAAGCAGACGGTAATGCTGGACAAGTTCTTAAAACAGATGGTTCTGGAAACCTTGCGTTTGCATCTGTTAGTTCACTTGCTGGCGCAGGTATTCAAAATGTATCAGACGACTCGTCTCCACAGTTAGGTGGCAACTTAGATGTTGTAACACATAGTATTGTATCTGCATCTAATAGAGATATTAACATTACACCAAATGGTAGTGGTAAGATTGTTGTAGGGGCAAATGGTATTGAGTTTGGAGATGGAAGTGTTCAGACTGTAGCTGTCACTGCTGTGAGTAAAACAGTGGCTGAAATTTCTTCTGTCGCTAACGCTACCACTAATTCCATAGCTTTAGGAGCAACCCCAACAAATAAAAACTTTGTTGATTTATTTGTTTCTGGTGTTTATCAGAGTAAATCTAATTACGGAGTTTCAGGTAGCACTCTAACATTAAGTGCAGGTAATTTTCCTGAAGGTGCACACGTTGAAACTATAACCACTACAAATTAAAACCAATGGCTACAATTAAAATAACAGAATTAGAAACAACTTCGGATTTAGGCTTTGAAGGCCAAATAATACGCATTGCTTTCGATTTTACATTAGAATGGAAAGGTTTTAGTAAAATTGTAAAAGCTTCAGCTGTTTTATCTGAGCCCGAGCAGTCTTCATTTATATCTTTAGATCAATTGAGTGAGTCAGAAGTGCAAAGCTGGATTACTAGTACTGATATAGAGCGACAAACTAGAACAGCTAAAGATAGAATTATTGAAGATGTATTAGGTGTTGAGCAAAAACTTCCTTGGGAAAAATAATATATTATGGCTTTAACCAGAGTAGATCAAAACATGACCTCAATGATACCAACTACGGTATCAATAAACGGGAGTAACCAGTTTGCAATAGACTTTGCGAAAAACATTAATTTTAAAATCGCACCAACCGGGGCTTGGACAATTGTGCCAACTGTGGGCAGTGAACAAGTGGGTCAAACTGGAACAATAATAATAGAAAATGGAGGAACCACCACCCCAGGTGCATTGCCTTCTCAATTTAAAACTCCTAATGGCGATAATATTGTTTTTCAGACTGATAACGGAGATGTATCAATATTAAGTTATTTGGTGGTAAGTACAACAATAGTTTTAGTTAATTATGTTGGAAATTTTAGCTAATTAAATTTTAACAAAATGGTACCAAATACCTCACAAACCACATCGCACTCAACAACCCGAACTACGCTGTGGTATACTACACCAAATACAACCCGTTCGACTACCACAACATTTTCGACTAGCGTAAGCACGAGTAAGTCTACTACTACAACATTTGCAACTAGTGTAAATACTACAGCATCAACAACGACAACATTTAATACTAATTACGTTACAAATTTAAGTACTAATACATCACTAAATACTAATACTTTAAGATCTACTAACTACAGTACAACAACAACATTTAATACTACAGTAAATACGCCTACTACAACTTTTAGCGTAAGTACTAGTCAAGATGTTTTTAGATCAACAACTTTTTACAGCTCTTAATATAAAAAATTAAATATAAAAATTAAATATAATTATGGAAATGTTCCACCCCGATGTTTTAAATGATAGGCTTAGAGACTTAAAAAAAAGTGAAGCAATAGAACACCTTGAGCATGTTGAAAAATATGCGCTAGAGCAAATAACCAAATTAGGTATTGAACATAGCTACGATGTAATAGCAAATGAGCCTCCTTATTTTAAAACCATGGGCTATACTGAGTTTGCACGAAATTTTATGTTTCAGCCGTTATCATTAGCTTTTAGAGATAAAATGATTGATGACGCGTTTTACGAAAGCTCAGATAAGCAATTAGATTTTGCTGAGTTTTTACGTAATAATATAAAAGAAAAAACGGTTAACAAGTATCAAAACCGAAATAGCGATTTTAAAAATTTCCCTGCTAGAGATTATATTGTGGTTTTACCAGGGTCAAATAAAATTAAAGAGCATGTTTGTCTTAATAAGCTTAAGCATATAGCTAAAAAGCATGAAGGTAACGTTTGGTTTAAACCTCACCCGGTTTGTAACTTTGCTACCATAGGGGAGCTGCAAGATATATTTAAAGAAAATATTTTGCTTCCAAGAGATATAGACCTTTATCACTATCTGTATAAAGCAAAAAAAGTATACACAACTCATTTAAGTGAGTCAGCTATTTATGGTGTTGCTTTAGGTATACCTATTGAGCCTATAGATGTCCACCACATAATACATAAATCCTCATTTTATAGCTTGAACAGGATTTTATTTGATAATCAAAATCTAGGTGATGAAGTTATAAATAGAATTCTATCAAATTATAAATCTGGTATTATCAATCCAATAATTGATAAAAATTGGAAAAAAACTTTAAATAAGTTTTTAGATTACAGCCAGAAATATAGAAACAATCATAAAGAATGGTATATTATTAAAGAAAAACAGGAAAAAAAACCCTGTAAAGATTGTGAATGATAACTAATTAAAAAATAAATAATGCGACAGATAGGCTGGTCTAAAATACACTCTTTTAATACGTTTGTTGAGCAAGTAAACACGACCTTTAATACAACCTTATATACTAACACGATTAGGTCCACTAGTCGCAGCACTAACTCAGCGGTAAATACTACAGTATCGACGCCGTATACTACTTTTAACACTTCGTGGTCTTCTACCTATGCGGTTAGTACCACTAAAAGTACAACTACAACTTTCGCTACTACTTTTAATACGACTTTATCGACCACAACAACTTTTAACACTAGTTTTAATACAACTCGCTCAACTACGACAACTTTTGGGACTAGTACACCAAACTACGCATCCACAACATATACTACTTATTATACAACTACTTGGAATACAACAAGCGGCGTTTTTGGTTATTTTAACAGTGGTGGTGGGTTTACAGCATCCTCGTATGTTCCCGGAGGGTTTGGCAATCCTATAGGTTTGAATGTATTATTTACATCGAGCAGATTTGGCGGGACGCAATGTTTGCTGGTTACTAGTTCGGGTTATGGCGCACACACCGACACGCCACAGGGAACTTGTTAAATAAATTAATTTTAAATTAAATATGGCTAAAAAACGTTTTAAAGACACCGGCGTTGGGAAGTTTTTATTAGAAAAAATACCTAACGTTGTTGGTGCAATAGCAGGTGATACGCCTGTAGGCTCCGTAATACAAGCTATTATAGGCGGCTCTGATATGTCAGAGGGGGATAAAAAAATTGCGCTTAAAAAATTAGATATTGAAAGAGCTGAAATAGACGGGACAACAAGACGCTGGGTGGCGGATGCAACTTCAGGATCGTGGCTTGCGGCAAATGTTCGTCCTTTAACTTTAGTTTTTTTAACAGTAAGTTATGTAGCCGGCTGGTATATGGGCTACCCTTTAGATTCAATAACTGGTTTACTTACAATTGTAATTGGCGGTTATTTTGGATCGCGTGGAGTTGAAAAAGTATTTGGAAACAGCAAACATCAAAAATGAACGACTTAAAAATTTACGGCATAAATGTCGGAGCGGTGGCATTCTCAGTAATGCCTAACATTAACCCCGCGTTACAAACTGTAGTATTAATAATGACGATACTATATACAGGGATGAATATTTATATGAAATTAAAAGATAGAAATAAAAAATGAAATACTTTAGTGAATCTGAATTTAGTAATTTTGAGATGATGGATCAAAAGCTTCTCAAAATGCTTGACAGGCTAAGAGAAGTATATGGCGATCCTATAAAGTTAACATCAACATATAGAAGCCCAGATCATCCTATAGAGGCTAAAAAAAAATCACCCGGAGAACACGCTTATGGGGCTGCAGTTGATATAGCTTCTGTGGGAGGACAAAACACATTTAAATTAGTAAAAGCCGCAATGGATGTAGGTTTTACTAGAATAGGAGTTAGTAGAAAAAGTAACTTTGTGCACGTGGGTATAGGTTATCCTGATGCTCCTCCTGTAACACTTTGGACATATTAAAATGAAATTAATTAGAAAAATATCAGTAGGCCAAGATTATAAAAATGAAGCAATGCATTATTCCGTTGGACAAGAAGTTTACGGAGGGCACACGATTTGCGACATTATAGAAAAACCCGAAGGTTATTCAATTTATATTCAAAAAAACGGGTCACAGCTGCCATGGAAACACTTTAATAAAAACATGGCCGTCTCAATAGAATACAATTTAGATTATTAATGAGATCACTATACAATTATATTATATTTACAGAAGAACGTTACAATAATAAAAAAGATCTAAAAGGGAAAGAACTTATACTAAATACTGAAATTACAGAAAGAGATTTTCATTTTGTAAATAGAATTGCAAAAGTAATTAGTGTACCTATTAATATAAAAACTCCTGTACAAAAAGGAGATGATGTAATTATTCATCATAATGTTTTTAGAAGATGGTTCGACGCTCGCGGTAATGAGCGCAACTCTGGTTCGTTTGTAACAGAAAACACCTACACTGTTTATCATGATCAAATATTTGGTTATAAACAAAAAGGCGAATGGAAATCTTTACCGGATTTTTGTTTTGTAGAGCCTGTAAAACAAGACTCCAAGTGGAGCGTTTTAAGCGAAAAAGAATTAGTTGGAGAGCTTGTGTATAGCAACGACTATTTAAAGTCCTTAGGTGTATCCGTAGGAGACATAGTAGGCTTTACACCTGCTTCTGAATACGAATTTAATATTGAGGGTAAAAAATTATATAGAATTAAATCAAATGACGTAAATATTAAATATGGACAGACGCAAGAAAATAATTGAAGCGGCTGAAATGGCTTTAATTGAGTTAGATAAAGTAATACGCCAAAAAATTGACTTAGCTGAGCTTGATCCTGAAAAAGCAAAAATTGCAGCACAAGCAAAATGGGCAGCAATAGAAGATTCTTTTAAAATTATAGATAGAATAGAACAAGTAGATAATACTAAAAAAGAAACTGAAAAAGATTCTATTAAATTTTTAGGTGTTGAAAATCGAGTTAAATAATGTATAAACAAATATTATATAATGTAAGCTTAGAGCATCTTAGTTCTAAAAAAGTTAAAAATAATAATAGATACAAAAAATATAAATACGGATATAACGAAGATCTTGATTGTGTTATAATCAGTAAAGATGGAACTATTGGTGAAATATACGAGATTCAAGGTCTTAGAATAGGTTTACCCTCGGCTCCTAAAAAAATAGATGGTAATGAACTTAACAAAAGTTCACAAGTGTTTAGAAGAAGACAAAAGCCTTCTTCGTTAAAAAAAATAAGATCAGTTCATGAATTTAAAACGTTACCGGAAGATATTAAAGAAGAGTACTACGATTATATTGACACTGAATTTAATAGGCGTAATGATGGTTACTGGTTCATGTGCAATGGGTCCGCGTGTTATCTTACAGGATCGCATTATATGTACCTTAACTGGACAAAAATCGATATTGGCGCTCCAGACTTTAGACAATCAAATAAGCTATTCTTCTATTTCTGGGAAGCTTGTAAAGCAGACGAAAGATGCTATGGAATGTGCTACCTCAAAAATAGACGGTCTGGCTTTAGCTTCATGGCATCATCAGAAACTGTTAACCTGGCTACAGCGTCAAGAGACTCAAGGTTTGGTATATTATCCAAATCAGGTGCTGATGCTAAAAAAATGTTTACTGATAAAGTAGTTCCAATATCATCAAACTACCCATTCTTTTTTAAACCGATACAAGATGGAATGGACAAACCTAAAACAGAATTATCTTATAGAGTACCGGCTTCTAAACTTACTAGAAATAGTTTTAAAGTAAAAACTGAAGAATCAGAAGAAGGTTTGGATACTACTATAGATTGGAAAAATACAGGTGACAACTCTTATGACGGTGAAAAACTAAAACTGTTAGTTCATGACGAGTCCGGCAAATGGGATAAACCCGATAATATTTTAAACAATTGGCGAGTTACAAAAACTTGTTTAAGACTAGGAGCTAGGATTGTTGGTAAATGTTTAATGGGATCAACCTCAAACTCACTTGATAAAGGGGGCGAAAACTTTAAAAAACTTTATGATGACTCAGATCTCACAAAAACGAAGCGAAATCGCAATGGGCAGACTTCTAGTGGATTATATGCTATGTTCATACCTATGGAGTGGAATTACGAGGGATTCATCGATAAGTATGGATTTCCTGTCTTCGATACTCCAGAGGAACCTACTAAAGGAATCGACGGGGGAACTATCCACAATGGAGTTATCGAGCATTGGGAGAATGAAGCAGATGGACTTAAAAACAATTCTGACGCTTTAAATGAATTTTATAGGCAATTCCCAAAAACAGAGCAGCACGCTTTTAGAGATGAAACAAAAGAGTCTATATTTAATTTAACAAAAATATACGAACAAATAGATTATAATGAGGAGTTAATGCTAAAAGGCTATATAAACAAAGGCTCTTTTCAGTGGAAAAATGGTGTTCAAGATACCACAGTAGAATGGCACCCTAATCCTCATGGTAGGTTTAAATTGTCTTGGATACCACCTGTTTCAATGCAAAATGTTATTGAAATAAAAAATGGAACTAAATATCCTGGCAATTCCGACTTTGGTTCTTTTGGTTGTGATAGTTATGACATTAGCGGTACAGTTGACGGTGGTGGCTCTAACGGAGCTTTGCACGGATTAACTTCTTTTAATATGCATGAAGATGTACCTAGCACACATTTCTTTTTAGAATATGTTGCAAGACCTCAAACAGCTGAAATATTTTTTGAAGATGTTTTAATGGCAATTGTTTTTTATGGCATGCCTATTTTAGCGGAAAACAATAAACCAAGATTATTATATTATTTAAAAAGAAGAGGTTATAGAGGATACTCTATGAACCGCCCAGATAAATTATTTAATAAGTTATCAATTACAGAAAAAGAATTAGGTGGTATACCTAATAGTTCTGAAGATATAAAACAAGCTCATGCTTCAGCTATAGAATCTTATATAGAAACATACGTAGGCAGGCTTGAAAGTGGAGATCACGGCAGTATGTACCTTCAAAGAACATTGCAGGATTGGTCAAAATTTAATATTAATAATAGAACAAAATATGATGCTTCCATTAGTAGTGGCTTAGCAATCATGGCTTGTCAAAGACATTTATACGCGCCAAGAGGTGCTAGAGAAAAAAAGAAAATAGATTTTGGATTTTCTAAATATAACAATTCAGGATTAAAAAGTAAAATAATATAATAAAAGATGGCAGAAGCTACAGGACAAGTTACCCAATTTCCCAGCCAATCCGTAAGTGACGCAGAAAAAGCGAGCGAAGATTATGGAATGGAAGTGGCCAGAGGTATTCAGAACGAATGGTTCAGAAAAAATTCTGGAACGGGTAGATTTTTACAAAATCAACGTGAGTTTCATAGATTAAGACTATACGCTAGAGGTGAGCAATCTGTTCAAAAGTATAAGGATGAATTTTCCGTTAACGGTGATTTATCATATTTAAATTTAGATTGGAAACCCGTGCCAATAATACCTAAATTTGTAGATATTGTTGTAAACGGTATGCAAGATAGATTATTTACAGTTAAAGCTTTTGCACAAGATCCTACGTCTACAAAAATAAGAACGAGCTTTGTTGAAAGTGTTCAAGAAGACATAATTGCTAAAGATTTTATTGAAGAGATAGATAAAACATTAGGCCTTGATGTTAGAAATATTCCTGAGGGTAACACCCCGGCTTCAGAGGAAGAGCTAGAGCTATATATGCAAATAGGTTATAAACCCTCTATAGAGATAGCTCATGAGCAGGCTATTGATAATGTTTTTAAAAGAAATAATTATAACGAATTAAAAAAACGATTAGACTATGACCAAACAGTATTAGGTATAGCCGCCGCTAAGCACACGTTTAATAATACAGATGGTATAAAATTAGAATATGTTGATCCAGCTAATTTAATATATTCCTATACGGAAGACCCTAATTTTGACGATGTATATTATTTTGGGGAGGTAAAACAAATAAAATCAAACGAATTAAAAAAATTATTTCCAAACCTATCTAATGAAGAGTTTGACCAAATTGTAAAGCAATCTTCTAATTATAATAATTACGATTATTCAAATAATTATTCTAGCGATTCTACTGATAGCAATACTTTAACCGTTTTATATTTTAACTGGAAAAGCTGGGAAAAAAGTGTTTATAAAATAAAAGAAACTTCTACAGGAGCAAGTAAAGCTATAAAAAAAGATGATACTTTTAACCCTCCAAAAGATCAAAGAAGTAGATTTAATAAAGTATCACAGGCTAGAGAGGTTATTTACGAAGGTATAATGGTTTTAGGTGCTAATAAACTTCTTAAATGGCAAAAAGCAACTAATATGGTTCGCCCAGACTCAAACGTTAATAAAGTAATGATGAATTACGTTGTTAGCGCGCCAAGATTATATAAGGGCCGTATTGAAAGTTTAGTAGGTCGTATGATAACTTATGCTGATTTAATACAGCTAACTCACCTAAAATTACAACAAGTAATACAAAGAATGACGCCGTCGGGAGTTTATGTTGATGCAGATGGTCTAGCGGAGGTAGATTTGGGCAATGGAACTAATTATAACCCTCAAGAGGCGTTAAACTTATATTTTCAAACAGGCTCTATAATAGGTAGGTCTATGACTGTTGATGGGGATATGAACAGTGGTAAAGTGCCGATTCAAGAATTACCTGGTGGCGGTGGACAACAAAGTCAGCTTTTAGTACAAGCGTACAACTATTATATGCAAATGCTAAGAGATGTTACTGGTCTAAATGAAGCAAGAGATGGATCAGATCCGGACCCGTATGCTCTTGTAGGCGTACAAAAATTAGCTGCAGCAAATTCGAATACAGCTACAAGACACATATTGCATAGTTCTTTATATATTACAGCTACTATTGCTGAGGCTATATCCATAAGAATAAAAGATGTGTTGCAATACCACCCGCAAAAAGAAGCTTTGATTAGCGGAATTGGACGGTTCAGTGTAGGGGCTTTAAAAGAAATGGAAAATCTTCATTTGCATGATTTTGGTATATTTTTAGATTTAGATCCTGATGAAGTAGAAAAGCAACTTGTTGAAAATAATATTCAAGCAGCACTGTCTAGAGATCAAATATTTTTAGAAGATGTTATTGATATTAGACAAATAAAAAATATAAAGCTAGCGAATCAGCTATTAAAATATAGAAGAACTAAAAAAGAAGCTGCTGATCAACAAAAAGCACAAAAAAATATTGCAGCGCAGTCACAAGCTAATGCTCAGGCGGCTCAAGCTGCTGAACTTGCTAAAGCACAAGCAGAAAATATAAAAGTAGAAGCTAAAGGTAAACTAGCAGAACTACAAACTCAATTAGACATTAAAAAATTAGAATCAGAGGCTGCAACTAAAAGAGAACTTATGCAATATGAGTTTGATTTAAATGTTAAGCTCAAAGAAATGGATATTAATGCTAAAAAACAATTAGATTTACAAAAAGCTCCAACAAACCCGGAGCCTAAAAAAGGGTTTGAATCTTCTGGCAATGACGTATTAGGCGGAATTGATCTAAGTAGGTTTGAACCAAGATAATTTTTACAAACTATTATATATTATTAAATTATGGCAAAGTGGACAGTAAAAGGCACAGCTGATAGCGAACCTAAGTCAAAAAAAGAAACAGAACAAGCGATTCTTGATAAAGCTGTTGAAAAAGGAGAAATTGATCCTCAATCAGCGGGAAAAGAATTAGATGAAACACCAAAAATTAATTTAGATGCCGTTCAAAAGCAAAGCGCAGATGAGATTTCTGTACGCGACGAATCCGGAACTAGCGAAGAAGTTCAAAAAGAAAACCAAAAGGAAGTTGAAGAACCTGCCGGAGAAGATAAACAAGAAGAGTCGCCAATTGAAATCATCAAAGAAGATGAGGTTGTCGAAAAGGCTGAAGGGCCTAAAATCGATGAAAACGCGTCTAAAGTAAATGAAATACCGGAGCCAAAAGAAAAAGCTCCTGAACAAAAATTACCAGAAGATATTGATAAGCTAGTTAAGTTTATGGATGACACTGGGGGGTCTCTTGAGGATTATGTTAATATGAATAGAGATGTTTCAACGTTATCTGATGCAGAACTACTGCGTCAATATTATTCACAAGCAAAACCTTGGGACTCGCAAGAAATTTCAGAGTATATGGAAGATAATTTCACATATGATGAAGAAACGGAAGAGCCTAAGGAAATACGCGCAAAAAAACGCGCTTACAAAGAAGAACTTCATAATGCTCGTAATTTTTTTACAAGTCATAAGGAAAAGTACTACGCGGATCTTAAGTTAAGCCGCAAAAATGAAATTCCTGAAGATTATGTAAATGCATATGATGCATA